ATTAGAAACTCATAGAACTTCCAACCACCCGCTCCAAAAGCTACGCTGATGGCTGTTATTATTATTGTTGTTAAGTTGTCGCTCATATTAAACTCTTATGTAGTTTCTCCTGCTTTAGTTTAAAATATATCCACAACCACATACTAGAATACCACATAGTTATAAATATATTCTTAAAATCAATCAATAAGAACCCCTCGTCCTCAGTATAAATACTGACTAAATATCTTATAGTGCTAAATAAGTACAATATTAAATACAATCCTATAGATTTAATAAGAAATTTTAAATTGTTAAGGTTAATAACTATTGTTAAGCTTAAAACAAGGTAAGTCATATATAGCCAATAAGTGTTAGGCTGTCCTAACTCTAGCCAATAGTCGTAAGTTGTCCACAACACCTGATTATTAAACACATCAGAGACACACCACCATAACAATAATGGTTGAACATCATAGTAAATTAATATGTTTTTTATGTTTTGTATGTATTTCACTTAAGCTTTAGCTTGTCTAATTCAAATTGTAAATGAGCAATAGCTTTTTCAATACACTCAACAGGAGATTTATGTTTGTTAGCACTTCTAAGCAAATATGTAGTAGCAGTTCCTATGTTATATGATAACTCAAAATCTTCTATTACTTTTCTTGCTTCGTATTTATGATGCTTACCTATATAATAGTGGGGTATATTATCTTTTTTAGGCTTTACATCCATTGACCTCGCACCTACAGGATATAATCCTCCTGTTCGTGTTTCGTGTTTTTCTTTTTTAATGCCTAATTCTTCTTTGCTCATTTTCATTTTTGGATTTATAGTAGAGGTTACACTTGTGTTCCTGTCTAATTCGTAATAATACTTATTATGTTCAGTCATCTGTTTTGTTGTTTGTTATATCTATAATTTCTTTTCAAGCCTTTGTCTAGTAAAGAATCAATTTGCTTAGCATTTATACTTTTAGTTGTTATATACATATTTGCTACAAATAAAAATGTTTGAAAATCATCTTTTAATAATGTCTTTAAAAGTTTTAGCTTTTCTTTATAATTAATACTTAGGAACTCTTCGTGGTCTATCGCTCTGTCTCTCATCTTCAAATTTATTAATTTTTTTATCAAATTCTATAATATTCTTTTCTAATTCGTTTTGGTCAATAGAAGTTTTAAATATAGAAATCATAAGTCCTATAAATAATCCTAGTGAAAAAGAAATAAATACTATTAAAAAAGGTTCTACTGTGCTTGTATATATCATAATTTATCTATTAGTTAATAATTTTGGTTCAGGCCTGTAGTGTAACACCCTTCTAGGGTCTGCTGATTTGTTTTCAACCTCATCTCTAGCATCCCATATAATTTGTCTCCAAGCATAAATCCACTTATAATAAGTCTTTACATTTAAAGCAAATAAATCCGTGTTGCGAACACCATTGCTAAAAGCGTTTTGTATATCCATAAACATAATATTACTAAAATCTCTTTTTATATCATCACAAAGAGAATTAGAAAGAATAACTATGTCTTCATCAGGCTTAAACTGACCAAGCTCTACAAGTGTTTTACTTATTAAATCTGCACACTTTAACGTTAATTCGTCTTTATTTTCTTGGATAATAAACATTATTGCATCATTTTTCTATCCATAACTACCACGTCTCCGTGTATTGGGTCGTGATTACCATATACATATAGGCTTGTAGCAATTTCATTGTAAGGCAGATTAGTAATTTTAGCCTCTTCATTTATAACCATTACTCTTTCGTCTCTTGTTTTAACTATTTGTATATAGCCATTAACAAAGCCTTGTAGTTCTTTTAAGTTAAAAACATTATCTTGTTTAGGCTTAACGCTTTTAACTTGCGCATTAGTGTTTATAATTTGTGCTTTCATATTATTTATTTAATTGTTGTTTTTTAATGATTTCTCTCGCTCCCTGCCAAGCATTTATTTGGCTCTTAATTTTATTGCTAGACTTTGGTTGGTTTACTGAGTTAGACTCCCAAGTTCTTACTGAAGCCTTCCAATCTTTCATACCATTCTTACCTACCTTCCATCCATTGCTTTCGTAAAAGTTATAGAACTTTTCGCTCTCTACGTTATTACTTCTTTCTTTGCAATAAGACTCCACCTCCTCTACAGAAGGTTTCTTAAAACGCTTTAAAGTAGGTTTTTTTGATATCTCTCCCTCAAAACCTGCAACATCTACAGGGCTAATCCCTTCAATGTTATATACATCATACTTGTCTAGTAGTTTTATAACTGCCTGATGTGGTCTTGAGTTCTCATTTAAAGCACCATATTGAAAGTCAATAAACTTAGGTATAAACCATTTGTTACCATTATCAAATATTTTTATATGACTTGCAAATGCCTTAGCGGCTTCTTTTTCATTTATCTTACTTCCAATTCTAATTGAGGCAACTTCAAAATCTGTTTCCCATACTCCTGCGTGGTTACAATCGTCTAACATATATAGCCATAACATTTTGTATTTAGTAGGAAGATTCCTCATAAAGCCTTTCTTCCATTTGTCTGTGTCTGTAAATCTCTTTGCCATAATTATATTTGTTTTAATAGTTTATTCATTCTTTTTTGTCTTTCCTCAAATATTAATTCGTCCCAATCATTAGGCTTGATTACGCCTTCAGTAGCAAAAACAATTCTCTCTTGAAATATTAAAGATTCTTTTTCGGTTTGAATATTCATTGAACCCATTTTAAGAAACAGCTTCATAAAATCTATTTTATCCATATTATTTATTTTTATAGTAAGGAGTCTTAGTCAAGTAACTATTGACTATTTCTCTATGCTCCATTGAACCATCATAGTTATCAGATATATCCTCATATTGGTCGTAGTCTTCTCCTTCTACCTTACAGGATATATCGCTACAACAATCGGAACAATACCTGTAGTCGTCTCCAAAAGCACTCTTACAAAGCTCTCCTTGACAGTAGTAACAAGTCTCATTACCATCACTATCTAACATAACCTCTTGAGCATCTTGATACCAATAGTTTTTATTAGCACCTTTAAAGTCTCCCCAATCGCTAAAGCTGTACTCATCTCTGTAACTATGCTCGTATCTAACACATCCTAAGTCATTAACAATATTGATAATCATATCAAGACAATTACTTGCATCTAAAAATTCTACTATTTCTGAATCAGAATGAGGAGCATAATAACCGCAACTCATATTTGCTACAGCTATACCTATACCATTTTCTGCTAATTGACCTACATCTGTAATAGAGCCTGAAGTTTCTGCATAACCATACTTGGTTATAATTGGAAGTATAGCTTCTGAAAAGGAATCGCTGTATAACTGACCGCTAATTGAATTAACAAAATCTTTGCTACCACGCCTGTCTCCTTGTAAGCAATAAGCTACATCATTAAACCAAGACATATTTGCATCTCTACTACCTACACAGCCTATTTCTTCTGAATGAAAAAATACACACTTGATAGAGTCTTGACTCTTAAGCATTTCTAAAGCTAACCACACACCTACCTTGTCGTCTCCTCCTACACCTACCTGAACGCCTTTCTCTGCGTTAAAAGCAAACAAACAGTTGTCATTGTCAAAGACTTTGTAAAATTTATGTATATCGTGAACTGTATCTGTATGTGCTACTATGCAAGGATATGCATTTGACTCGCCTTTAGTAATATATACGTTGTTATTTGTAACCTCTATTTTTGCTGAGGGAGCATTTTTTAAACAAAAACTAATAATGTATTTTATCATTGCTTCTTCTTTACCGCTAGAAGTCTGTATTGATAAGGTGTCAATTAATAATTTTTTCCTACTTTTTAAAGTTTTAGTCATAGTGTTTTTTGTGTTTGGTGATTAAATTGAGTGTAAAGATAATAATAATATATGTAACTACCAAATTATTTAGCTGTTAAGTTTATATTATTTAAAATAAAGAAGGGAAAGCTAAACATTTAATATTAAAAGATGTTCTTTAAACACCTATAAAATTATTGGCATAATTGCCACTCTCCCTTCTATGTTGTTTAAAATGGTAGGTCGTCTTCTGTTTTAACTTCATTAGAAGTAACTTCTTTTGGTGGCTCGTATGTGTTTTCATAAGCATAATGAGTAGCTCCTTTTTCTGAAGGCTCTCTTCTTTCTGCTATAGTAATATTTAGCCAACCTCTTTTTGCAATCTTTTGAAGGTCTTCTAATTTAAAACTTGCGTTAAACAAGTCTCCATATTGCGTAGTAACTTTCTTTATACTACTTGCTACATAATTTTTTTCTGCCATAATTTTATTTATTTAGTTTTTCTTTTTGGGTTTACTCTTTTAGGATTAGATAAGTATTTTCTATTGTATCCGCTAAGCGTATAAAGATAATGACTTGCTTTAATTTTTTCTTGGAACTTCATTTCCTTTTCTAAAATTTGATTCATTTCTTCTGTCTTTCCGCTATGTTTAAAATAGTTATTTAACTCTATTAGATTTCTATTAATTTTATTTTCATTTTCTTTTATTGCTGTAAATTCTGCTACAACATTTTTTCCTTCTTCTGTCATAAATATTTCTACTCACTTTTTGACAATAAAGATTCTATAGCCTGAAAGCTTTCTTCTCCCTCTACCATTATAGAGTTAGATTCTAAATCAACTTCAACAATATCTATTACATCTTTTACATCTATATTTAAAAAGTTTGCTAATCTTTGCATTTGATAGTATCTCATATAGTAAGGTTTGTCTACATATTTATCAATAGTAGAGCCTTTAATATTTAATATTCTTCCAAATTTTTGTTTAGAGATTCCTCTAATTCTAAGTATAGCTTCTAATTCGTTTTTAGAAGTTCTTACTTTATCATAATTATTATTCATTTTTTTTAATTTTATTTAAACATTCCGTTTTTTACAAATTCTTGATATTGGTCTCTAGGGTCAGTTTTAACTTCACTCTGTTTTAAGTAAATTATTAATTCCTCTGCTTCTTGTTTACTAAAACCTTTTTCAAAAATTTTGTTTGATATTACTACTTGCTCATTTATTTCTAATGCTGTTCTTGGTAAGAGGCTGTCAATGAAATCTATTTGCCAATACTCAGCGTCAATAGGTTTTCCATCAACAACATCATCAAACCAATCGTCATTCATTAGTCTACCATTTCATCTTGACCAAAGACTCCTTGCTCATAAAATCCTGCTATCTTTAGCACAACTCTTGACATAGCTCGTTTTTCAGCCATAGCTACAGGAAACTTTTTAGCACCTCCCATAAGATTTAAATCAGATGCTTCACCAAATGACATCATATTTCTTACATCTGTTTCTTTACTTCCTACCCTCATAGATGCAGTTGCTCTCATTACTACCCATTCTTTTTCCATTACAACAGGCTCATAGGCTACAGTAATATTTTGTTTACTTACTATTTTGTCTATACCTGACCTAGTAATGATAACAAATCCTCTTTTGTCTTTATATACATCTTCTTCTACAAGACCGTTTGCTTTAAATAATCTTCTTAGTGCATCCTTTTTAGTCTCTTTGACTTCAGGTTGCGTGTTTTCTACTTTTTTCATTTTAGTTTTAGTTAAATTATTACTCATTTTATTTATTTTAAATTTTACCCAAAAGGTATTCTAGCCATCTTACTTCTATATTCATCTTCTTCCATTTCATCTCTTTCATCTTTCTTTAAGTCATTATAATCATAATCATTCATTGGCTCATCAAATTCTCTATTACAAGAATCACAAACATAAAAGTTAAATCTCTCTTCATCCTCTTGCTCTTGATATTCTGTACCACAACAACTGCTTACAAATTCTGACATAATTTATTTATTTAGATTAATAGTTAGTTAAATAATTCTATGCAAATATACATATTATTTATAAACTACAAAATAATTTATAGGTTTTTTTTAAATAAAATAGTTTTTAAAGAATGTCTTTATCTTTAACCTTATCTTTATATTTATCTTTATATTTATATATAAGGGTATTAAATACCCTATGTAAAGAGTTAGCTAAGGGTTAGTTAAGAGTTAGTTAAGGGTTAAAAATAGTGAGTTAGTCTTGCTACTTGACCGCTTTTTTTATCGTGGATAAAAGCCTCACAAGCTTTAGGTACGCCTTTAAATCCTTTTCTTGAGTGCCAACTATCAGCAGAAGAAGGGCTACGCATATATTCAACAGTAACACCAATATAATCTTTAGCGTCTAACCATTTATGTTTTACTTTGTGATGTATGTGATGTAAATAAAAGTATCTATATTTAGTTTTAGCCCACATTTCAGGCTGTTCTTGAGCCATTAAAAGAGGAAGGTTGTCCATTTTCGCTCCATCTCCGTGTTCTAATCCTATAAAATTTTCGCCATAAACATAATATTTTCTATGGGCAACACTAATATCAAACCTAACATCATCAGCTTTTCTAAACCAACTTTTTAAAGTATGTGCTAAATGAAAACCACTTTGATAATCGTGATTACTCATACTGTGTATAACATCAACAGGAGCTATACAACGCAACATCTCTACACATTTGACATATAGCATTAAAGCTATCTCATAATGCTCCCACCATTTACCATCAGTATCTTGATGAGTTCCTTTGGTAGTCTGTCCATAAACGTTATCTATATGGAGTATATCATTACCAATACAAAACAAAATCTTATCTATGTTAAATCCTTGAGACTTATTTATAAGACCCTGAACTCCTTCCAAGACTCTTTCTACAGCAATTTCACAGTCATAGCTTTCGCCTGTTTCTAATTCGTTTGCGTATTTACCAATATGTATATCTGCAGGATTTACAACTAAAAGATGTGTTCCTTTAGTTCTTTCAATGTTAGTATAAGTAGGAGAATATTCTTCTATGTAGTTATTTATTTTTTTGAAGATTTGCTTTTCATTCAAGCCATAATCTTCCTTTGTAACGATAGAGAATCTTAATTCTCCACTCATACTTTGCCAATGCTTAACAGAGACAACATCTTTTTTATCTATACCTCTATCCTTTAGGTGTATATCTAGTGCAGTATTTCCATTTATATTATCTAATTCATTACCTCTAAACTCGTTAACAACCTCAACTTCTTCGGCAGAAAGTCTCATTCTTCTTCCTTTTAAATCATCTGACATAATTTATTATATTGGTTTAAGTAAAAATATAATAAAAAAAGCTTAATAAAAAGAAAGAGTGAGAAGTTATTAACCTCCCACTCTTAACTAATTAACCGAACCAAAACACATTGAAAACACTCAATGGTACAAAGTTAATAATTTTTATCTAACAAACAAATTATTTTTTGTCTTTTGAATCGCTTATACCTTGTCCTAGAACTAAAGCACCAATACTCATTAAAATATTATTTACTTGTTCTGCTTCTAAACCAAATGTATCGCTTAAAAATGTTGTTACAATACCTGCCATTGTGTACCAAAATTTCTTGCTTTTTAACATTTTACCTAATAAAAACTTCTCTAAAAATTTGTTCATTTTATCTATTTTTAATTACTAATTCAATTTTTCTATCTATTTTACCTTTAACTATTTTATCCATTAAAAGTGCGTGGGCGGCTGTGCTTTGATAGAGTATGTTATCGCCCCTCATCATTCCTGTTAATATACAACCTCTACTATCTTTAGCTGAGTTACCCCTATGAAACAGTATATAGCTTCTGTTAGGTACATCTTCTAAAATTAAATGGTCGTAGCTTCTACTAGCGCTATCTTTTGCTAGTCTTACCTTGCAATCATATACACCTCTTGGAACGCAAGATATACTTTTTTGGTTACTATTCCACGAAAGTTCTAAAGTATATGATACAAACTCTCCGTTAAGATACAACTTACCAATGACAGATTCATCAGTATAAGTCTCTCTTACTATGAGAAGGTTACAGCTATTCATTAAAAATAGCGTAAATTCTTATTCCATTAACTTCTCTTATAAAGTTTTTGGTTGTCTTGGGTTTAACTACTTTATCCATATATTTAGGATTTTTAGAGTTAAGCTTTCTTTTTTTAGGCATTATACTGTAACACACATAAATTCTACATCACAAGCTGCTGTATCTGATTGTCCGTAAACGTGAGTGATGTCTGCTAAAGCTCCAAAAGTAGAGCCTGTTACAGCGTCCATTTCATTATTCATTAGCAATAAAGATTCTCCTGCAGCTATTTTAAGCCAAAAACTATCAGCGCCATTAAACAATCTTAAAGTAACAAAATTAGTATCATCTAAATTTGTAATTCTAAAATATACATAATCTGCCGCTACTGCTGTTCCCGCACTATCAGCAGTATCAAACATAAATAAAGTCGTAGATGATGTTGCAACACTCATTATTCTTTGGTCTACTTGACCTTTAGAAGTAAAAATTTTATTAATACTATTTCCATAATTTACACCGTTTAAAGTGTATGATTCTGTTATAGTTACCGTTAAGTCTGCTGCTGTTACTGTACTTGCCATATTATTTTTTTGTTTTTGTAAATTTATAAATTGAGAATCCTATTGCTATTAACAAAGATATTGTAGTCAATACTTCGTTAAATGAAGCTAAAGAAATCCCTATTGCTCCTGCATTAGCTATTCCTACTTGAATAGTATCCTCTATCGTATCTTTCATATCTTCATTATTAATTATCATACCCCACTTCTATTCCTATTTTAAAAAATGCTGTTGCTGCTGTTGATGTTTTAACCATTGCAAATAATAAATCTCCTCTATCTAAAGAAGTTTCAGGAGTTAAATTGCTTACTTTAATAACCTTGTCAAGACTTGCTAAACCTGTATATGTAATTTCATTTAAAAGAACAGGAGTTATAGCATCAGGAGCTGATGATGAAGATAATGTAAGTTTACATATAGCTACAGTAACTACAGAAGTAGTAGTTGAATTTCCTGATAAATATATTTTTCTTAAATTACAAGGGTTAGTCATTGTATAAGAACTAACTTTAAAAAAGTCTCCCCCATCTATAGTAGCGTCTCCTACTGTTGGAGCGCCATAACCTTGATTGTACTCGTTAGGAGATTGACCATCAGTCATATTAGCACCATAATAATAGCTACTATTTGCTGAAGTAACATAACCTTGTATGTTATAATTATCTATTTTTATTTCTGATTTCTCTACCCACTCTAAACTACCATCGGTTCCTGTAGTAGAAGTTCCCACTCCTTTACTACAAATAGTGTCATTGTTAGCAGTTTCAAATCCTTTTGGATTATGTCTGTTAACATCAGTTAAATTTTTATGTTCGTTTGCTGCCATAATTTATTTTTTTAACAATCAGTACAACCACAATTATTTCCATTAACATAAGAATTTCCACAACTCATACACCCTTCTATTCCATTATATCCAAATATACTATCATAAAATATCATTCCGTGATTTTTATATGTATTGCTTAAGCTTTTTGGTTTGTTAGAATTAAATGTAGGATATAAACCTGCTTGGTCTGCTCCATTTAAAAAATCCATCATATCGTTAGCAAAAATTTCTGCTTTTCTATATGTGTCTTGCTTAAAAGTATTGTAATCTGAAGGAGTTATAATTCTAGAAAATTCATCTATATTATGAACTACTCCACTTGATGTAATATTACTCATAATATCATTTACCACCTCAAACCTAACATACCAACATAAAGTATCTTCTAAAAAATAAGTCATAAATATTTGATTATCAGCAGTTAAAGTTCCTGTATCGTGTTGTAATTTTAATTCTGCATAAAATTTATCTCCAAGTAAAGGTCTAAGATGTGCCAATTCAGAAAGAACAATAGTATTCTCAGAAACCAAAACAGGGTCTGTATTTTTATTAGTAAAAGTTTTTTCAATAACCTCTCCTGCTGAAACTAATGTACCGTATTGTTTAGTATTTCCCATTTTATTGTTCTACTGTTATTTCTTTAGACTCATCTACCTCTCCGTCTCCATCATTATCTTTTTCAACAACTATAACTTCTCTATCTGCTACAAACATATCCCCATCATCTAGCATTGGTAAATCTTCATCTATTAATCTTCTTTGCTCGTTAATAGTTAATATTTCTCTAATGTCTACATCATTAGCATAAGAGATTGGCGGCTCATAATGTATAGTTATATCTTTAGGGTCGTAACCCATTTCATTGTATAAAACAGTTCTTATACCATTTAACAACAGTTCTGAAGTGTCTCTAATTACAGTAGTCATTACTAAATCGTAAGCTATTCTAATTTCACTACCTGTGTTATTCATTTTACCTGAGCTAACAATACCTGAAAGAGAAGGCTGCCATCTGTTAGCTGTAATAATGTTTTGGTCTGTAATTTGCTGTAGGTCTAACCAACTTCCGTCTTGGTCGTCTTTTATTATTTGTACGTTAGCAGGAGCTGTATCTCCATTTTTAACTATGAATAATATTTTACCATTGTTTCCTTCTCCTACAAATTTCTTTTGTGCTTCTGTAACCATTTTCTGAGCTTCTTCTTCTCCCATATCTCCATTTATCTCAACAATAGCTGAAGGCTGAAAGCCATTTAAAAACTTAGTGTGATTCCATTTACCTATCTCATAATCTACCGCAATATGCTCTAAAGCAGCTACATAGTCAGGAAGACCATAGTAGTTAAAAGTAGGCTCATAATCTTTAAAGTGAATTACAAATTTGTTATGTGCTACTCTTGGATATATAGGAATCCTAGACATCTTATCTTCTTGATTCCAATATTTACACCAATCAGAATTTACATAAATTTCTTTTTTAGATTTTGCCACCCTAACAGTTGTAGCGTCTATATGATATAAATTTACACCTCCATCATACTTAACACACTCCATATAAGCATTACCAAAAGTATAGTAATCGTCTGCTAATTTTTTGAATACATCTCTTAATGATTCTTTATCAGAATTTACATCTTTAATAAAGTCTCTTAAACTTTCATCTCTACAAACAAATTTTGCTCCACTTGTAAAAACTGTCTTTTGTGCTAATACACTTCTTTGAGTAGAAGATTTTCTTTTTAATTCTGCTAAATATTGAGGAAAAAGATTGTCATTACCAAATGGAATCCACTTAGTATTAACATCTTTAATATTTTTAGGTTCAGTAATATTTGGTGGGATTGCTAAATCAAAAACACCAAACTCAAAAGTATTACTTTTTTTAGCTGTCTTTCTTAATTGACTCGCTTTTTTTGTTTGACTTCTTAGTGTTGCTTTCTTCATTAGATGATGTTTTATTGATTATATCGGTTAGTCCTTTTTCTTCATATAATTTAGCCAACAATTCTTGAGAAGCGCTTGACCAAACAACATAAACTCCTCCTGCCATAGTTGATGAAAGCCCTTCGTAATTTTTATTTATTTTATAAGTTGCCATAATAGTATATATTTTTAAGTACGAAGGTAAAGATAATGTTTTTTTGTTATCACAATCGCACATATTAAAAAGATATAAGCAGGGAGCTTTTAATAACCCCCTGCTTTATCTAATATTATTAAGATGTCTCTGCAGTTACGTCTCCTGTTAGAACAGTAATTCCCGTACCTGCAGGAACGTACTCTAAAGGTAGTTCAAATTGTCTTGCAGTTAAAGTAACTGTAACTCCATTGTCATCTGCATAAGCAGCCCCACTTCCACCTTCAACGCTTGTTAAGTTAGCATAAGTTTGGTTTCTATCCCAAGGAGATGCGCCTACCGCTTTGTTAGCATACTTATAACTCCAACCTACAACCATCATCTTGCCTGAATTAAACTCTACTAGAGCTACAGGACAAGTGCTTTCTAGATTTGTAAGTGCGTGAAATCTTG